CACGCATTCAAAAAATGTGGGAAGACTGCGCTACCCGTGTTCTTACGGGCTTTGCATAGGCGCGTGTTCGAAGACACCGGTTGGTTGAGGACAGAACCATGCATCGTGAGCATACGTTTGCTACGGCAGGTGTGCTTCTGGTGTAAAAAGATTGAGAAAGGATACAGCGATGAGTCTCTACAGCAGGCAGTCAACGATTATAAAGACGTTGACAAAGTACTACCGGAGAGAGATGCTGTTCTTGAATCTCCTCCTCTGGGCATCGCTCGTGCTATCATTGAGCGGATGTTTTTTGGGATTAACTCTCTGTACACTACAGGGAAACCCAAACATGGCTCAGGTGCTGTGGCAAGTGGCGCTTCGGTTGTTGACAAGCGTAAGCTCGCTGTTAAATACCGCGATCTAGAACTTGTTTTCCGACCGATTCCCTGGTTTAGATCACTCAGGGACGCTACTGAATCTCTTGACGAACTTCTTGATCGGCGGACCGAACAATTCGGCCTGTCGAGAACGGAGTTTGTGGAGAAAGACTCGCTTGGCCCGAGGACGATAGATCTGATGCCTGAGGAGTACATGTGGATCCAGCAAGCAATAATGCGCTGGATGTACAACCACATAGAAAACTTCTCATTGGCCAAGGGTCACGTTACTTTCGAAAAACAGGAGATCAATCGCAATTTAGCGTTGTATCCTGATGATTGGATCACCTTGGACTTGTCCAAGGCCTCGGCTAGGAATTCGTATGCGCTGGTCCGCACGTTGTTTGAAAAGACAGCTGTGTGGAGACCATTGCACGCGAGTCGCACCCCTGGCACCGTTCTTCCGGGTGGTGAGGTCTTAATGTATAAGGCTTTTGCCCCTATGGGATCGGCAGTTTGTTTTCCGGTGCAAGCGTGCGTGTATTACGCTTTAGCATGCGCGGCTCTGCACATCCAGGGAGTACCCTTAACATTGACGTTCAGTCTGGTGTATGTTTATGGCGACGACCTCATAGTGCCTCCAGGATATACAGAGGCAATAACGAAAGTGTTTGAAGACGTCGGGCTCCGGTTTAACCCGGACAAATGCTGCACGCACGGTAAATTCCGTGAATCGTGTGGCATGGACGCCTACAACGGGGTGTCTGTGACACCTATTCGTATGAGGAAAGTGTACCAAACCAGACAGCACTCAGTCATTCCTAGCATAGTTGAGCATGCCAATAGCTTAACAAAAGCAGGATACTGGGCTGCAGCGGTCGCTTTCAGACGTGCGGCACTAGCGCGGGATCCGAAATTACGGAACCTTCGCCTGCCTTATACGACTGATGAGCGATTACCCATCCTAGCCTGGCTCCATTGGGAGCTTGATACCGTGCGGAGAGTCTATAAGAACTCTATTCCGTACGTTGTTGGGGTGGTCTTTCGACCAAAAGGGTTGGAAGCAAATGCTGCAGATGAGGCTCGG